CGACTCTACTGAAATGAATGAGGAGATAGAAGACGAGGATGATGTAGATGACCTCGACATCCCGTCTTGGGCAAACGTAACAGCAGAGCAATAAGAAAACCGCCTAATAGCGGTTATTCTTTTACCTCACGTAAGCAAGGTGCTACAGTGCAGCCATTACCTTTCGTGTGTAGTTACAACTGTCGTAAGCAACTCCGCTACTGTTGATTCCTCTTACGCATGGCCCAGCGTTTCCTTGGTTCCAAATGCGTGCCACATTGTCTTCGTCGTGACCTTGGTTGAAGTGTTGCTGAATCTTTTTCAGTGCCACGTACCGCTCTGTCGCTGGGGTTTGCTCTGCGATGTACCCTAGAACAGTTTGTGACCAGTGTGCCCATGTATTAGGCATGAACTGGAAGCACCCCCACTCGCCTGTTTTGCCCTTCTGAGCGCATTTACCGCCCGACTCGACACTTACTATAGCATCGGCCATACGGTGCGCTCTCGGGCTTATTGAAAAGACGTTCTTGTCTCTTGAATACGGTCAATTTGAGTGTTCAGTTGTTCCTGTTCTAACTCGAACCGTTGCTTGTTAGCTTCTTGCAGTTCAAGTAGTCGAGCTTTTTCTTGCTCGTACTTAGTTGTACTGCTTGCTTTACTACCTACAAGTAACATTTCTTCTGCGTCTAGTTCCTGGTTGATACGCGCTAGCTCTAGGTTAGCTCGCTCAATTAAGTCTAGCTCTACTTGCTCGTCCTGTACTTCTTCAATAACAGTTTCAGGTTTTACATTAACTGCTACTGTTGGTTCGTTCAAATATCCGATTAGTGTCATACCTCCCAGTACTGCACCCACAACCACTAATAGGGTCATGTTCTTCATGTTGTTTTTTAAGATAGGCCGAAGCTCTTAGTTGATACACCACGTCCCGAAGGTGTGGCGGTTGTGGACTTCTTCCACTACCCTTAATTATACCAAGAATCTAGTCCCTTCTATGAGTTTTCCACAGTATAGCTTTTTAGCAAGTCGTTCCTTTCTCGCAGCTCTTTCTCTAGCCGATCAATCTTGTCAATTAGATACAGTTCTGATTCCGACACATCCTGTTTTAGTTGTGCCTCCCTTCTGATTTTCTGTAGTAGGTGGTGGTTCTGCTGTTGACAGGCCCGTAAGGCGTAATCAAGTCGGAGTGTCTTTTCGTTTTCTTCTAGGATGTTACTTTTCAACTCCTCCATAACCCTAGTTAATTGTGTGCTCATATAAACCAGTATAACACCTACCTATAACACATTTACTAACACATGGGGATAAAAAACTCACCGGGAACTCTGAAGGTTTCAATATTAAAACCCCACGCGGTTGTAGCCGTTATCGTGGGGTTCTGTATGACGCTTGTACCATTACTAGTATACAGAGGCGGTGGTCTTCATTTCACCCACGGGTTTTAAGTAGTGCTGTAGTACAGACTCAACACACTACCGAGCCAGGGTTCCTTACTACAATAAGTTCCTGGCTTGTGCGGATATTGTACCATAAGAAAACCGCCCTAATGAAAGGACGGCTGTAGTTCATGCTTCAACTTCGCCAAACCGCCAGACGGTGATGTAGCCACCTTCTTTGAGTGTCTGCAGAACAAAGGCTGGTTCACCTTGTTGGGTGAAAACCATGTAGAAAGTGCCATCGCCACGGTCAAACATATAACAGCGACCAGACTGGCCAGACTCGCTGTCTGAGCAGGGTGACTCGGCTATCAAGGGATAGTTGTTCCGTATGGTGTTAGGCTCCTCAGCCTTTATCGTAGTACCCCACAGAGCGAGGCATAGGGCGAGCAAGATTCTCATCGTCTTTCCTTTCCTGTTTGAGTTTGCAGGTGATTCCGCAAAACATACGGTCGTTGTGTTCGAGCATATTATCCTCGAACTCTTTGCGCCCACACAGATAGCAAGTGTGGATTTCAAACCGACGGCTACCCATAGAGTTGCACCGCAAGTTTTTTGAGATAGTCATCCTGCTGGCAATTTTGCCCGCAGTAATAATAGGTCACTTCCTCTTGACCATTCCAGACAGTCTTAGCGACTGACACGCTCACCATGTGGACTTTCCCACAGTTGGCACAGGTTACAGTTTCCATTTCACGCTCCTTTCTGAGCATAAATAGCATATAGTTGTGATAGCGCACGACGACTCCTTAATTTAGCGGGCTTTGTTACCAGCCGTTTTTCTTTACGCCTTTTGACCTGAGACTTACTTGGTTTTTTACGTGGTCGCATGGAACACCTCCTTTCAAGGTTCAAGTTCTCTATCTATAGTATAGCAAACCAAAAGCCGCTAATTAAAGCGGCCTGTGGATAGTGACAGATTCTACTCTGTCGTCGGAGGTAATACTTTTATTTTGTGCTTCGTAGGTACTCCCAGCTCGTGTGATGTGCTTGTGAAGAGGGCGTAGTACGTCTACTACTTATTCGTGCCATAGCCTAGAGGACACCTAGTAAGGGTTAGTCATCCCTGAAAACGACCCCCTCATAAACACACCACTACTGGGTTACTAACACTATACCTCACCCCTCGCAAGAAATACAACTACTATCAACAAAACTGTGGATAACCGGCAGCACCTCTATACCGTAGCCCTCTAGCTCCCTGTACTTCTCTAGCTGGTCTTGGTTCTGTATCTCTCGAATAACGTAGTTGGTAGAGTGTTCAGATGTTATTTTGATGCGAGAGTTGATGTTCATAGTGAACTGACAATTATACACTACTCAGCTTTCACGCATTTTGCAGGGGTGAATAATAATTAGTCTATATCTTTAGAGTGGTATTGAATTGCATAATCTCCTCTCATTACACCACAAGGTAAACCTTCCTCTTTTGCTACCTCTTTTTGCTTGTACAACATCTCAAGGATAGTAGAGTAAAAATCATTCCCAATATATGACGCCCCATAATCCATTGAGAATACCTCATTTATAGTTTGCCTCAAGATGTCTTTAACTGCTTTTTCTTGAGTATCTTTTAGTCCCATCACTTCAATTTGAGCGCACACTTTTCCAATAAGAGCTGTGCGTATGTTGTCTGGTACTAAGTACCCTTCTCCTCCTGTTAGTCTAGCACTGTTGCTGTCTACTTTTATTTCATGTTTCATAACGTAACTTAACCCCTGCAAAATAGGTAAAAGTATTGTCAGTATACCATAAGAAAACCCCCCATTTCTGGGAGGCTGTGGATTACATCCAATGAGTGAACCTTGCAAACTGGGACTTTTCCGAGTGTACAAACATCTCAATCGCTGGCATGTTGACAAATCCTTTCTGGCTATGCCAATCATCTGCTGGGGATGGAGAACGTACAGTCTCCACATGCATTTGATTGACAGCGCCATTGCCAGACTTGATAACAGTAAGAGCTGAGTAATCCTTCTCAACACCTATCTCAGTATTCAGGCCACGCTTGCTGAGTGTTTTGTGGTGGATATGGCCCTGGTAACAGTAGATACGGTTAGTCTGAGACATCGCTTCGTTAGCTTCTGCTTTGATTATGCCAAGCAGTTTTTCTTCCTTAGTCTCACCATGATGAAACATGATAAGGTTGTCACCAAACACAAAGTACTTGCGGTGCTGCTGACTCATTGAGTGAGTTGCAGCGTGTACCCGGGGATGGTTGTGGAAGTAGCGACTTACCATTTGACTAACACTCCAGCCAGCCACTCGGTCATGGTTGCTATGTACGTGACACAGCCACACGTTGTGGTTTTCAGCAAACCCCTCGATTGAACGGATATACATTTCAGTTGCCAGAAGCATTTGAGATTCAATAGACCCGTATGTATCTTGGGGGGTGCCGCCAGTAGTCTTAGAATTGTTAGCATCGACGTGAACAACATCATTTCCCATTGGCAGCAAGATGTCAGAGACACCAAACGGCTTAGTGAGTCCAAACAGTGCAGCTTGTCCTTCAAAGACTTGCTTTACAGCCTTCTCAGGGGTATAGTCGTTACCTGTACGTATCAGTTCGCAGTGCTTGCCGATATGTATGTCAAAGTTTGCAGGAATCGCCAGTGTCTTAGTGGGTACAGGCGATTTCCTTGTGCGTGGTGCTGTCTTTGCAATTCGTTTCAGGAATTCTTCTTGTGACCTCTCCTCAATTTCTTTTGCTGCCTTGTTATAGAAAGCAATTGAAGAATCTTTGGTCTTGTCCCAGAAGATACCCCACTTCTCGAATGGCAAGTTACGTTCTTCGCAAATTGAGCGGAGACGTGTCAGGTCTGCTTTAGTTGGTTCGCGCATGATCGTTTCTCCTTTTAAATGAGCGTCCAACCCTATTATACCACCCGACGGAATTGGTACTAAAAAGCCCTGCAAATCGTAACGACTTACAAGGTTATTTATAACAGTTTTACTGACTTTAAAGTGCGCTGCAACCTCACCACAAGTCTTTGTTTCTTTGTTGTCCGTAATGTACTGGACAATTCCTAATGTCTGTTTACTTACTGGTTTTGCCATACCTGCATTGTATCACCTTGACAGCACTATTTTTACGTTATCCCCAATACGATCATCCAGATATGTATGTTAAAGCCAGCTAATAGAGACAGAGTTAAAGCCTTTCGGAAAGCCTTGATAATTTTGTACCAGTCTTTTAGTTTCACTCAGCAATTGTAGCATTGTCATCTAGCACAAGCTGACAGTACCCTTGTTAGGTCTTTTTTTCAATCTATACTGGCTTACCCCTTGACAACATAATTGAGTGGCGCAAAGTAGAGAAGAATTTGTCTTTGGTCATTGGAGTATTTTAACACAAACGAAACGTCACCATTGCTGGTGACGTTTCTGATACTTTTGAAATTTCCGAGTGTTCTATTCCAACGAATGGCCTAGGTATCGGAGACTTTGCAGGTCTTGTTTATAGTATAGCATATGCTATACATTTGCAATACATCTGTGCACAAGTGCGGTGCGAATCTCCTCCGTCAAATTATTTTAGGTCTTTAGTCTCTGGTTCGTTAGTAAATTTAGAGACAAACTGCCTTACTTCCCTAGTCTCGCGGTTAGCGAAGAATTTGAATACAATAGATTTACCAATCTCAGATTTCTTACCATCTTTTATTTCAACTTGTGGTGCAGAGAAAACACCCGGTATAACCTCCCACTTTTGTTTCTCATGTGGTATTTCTTGAAATTCTCCCCAGTTTAATACTCTTTCTCCTTTAAGTTTACGGTGTTCGTTCTCAAGGTGAAAAAGAATTTGATGTATATCTATTTTAGCAGTTGCCATACGTTCTCCTAGTATATACCGAGCTATCTTTTTAACCAGTCTATTCATGTTTATATAATTATGTTGTCAAGGGAGATGCTAGAATCTATAGTCTTGACTTAGGTAGGGATATGTGTTGTTTTCATACCCCAGTATATCATATCACTACGATTTTTTCTACTTTGGAATCAGTTGACCCCGGGGTTTCTTCAAGTTCATTTATAACTAGCTGCGAATACCCTTGGATGTCACGCCAATTATCGATATGGTTTGCGTGTCCACTAGCAATCCGTGATAGCTTCATGCAAATCATGTCTATAGCTTCTCTCTGTACGTTTGTCATATTAGAGTTTTCACAGTGAATAGTTGCTTTTAATTCCTGAGATACTCTAGCATTTGCAGAAAAGCTCCCGTGAGTAGTTCCTCGTTCCTCTATTAGTTCTTTTGCTTTCATACGCTTATGATATCGTTAAAGGCTTTAAAATCTGCCTGTGTCGCTGGTTGGCCTGTGGTTAGGTTAAAGATAACCTTTGTATTGTTATTTTTACCCCCATAATCACCAATACCTTTGTAAATGAAAACAAAGGTATTTTCATAAATCTGCAATAATCTTCCATCTGAACCGATTTGTTTACTCAACACCGCCAGCCAGTCCTGTAGGGCGATGGGGTGGCCGATGATTATTATTCTGTCTTCTGCTATTCTGTACTGGTTGCTTACCAATGAACCGTGAGAAACAAATAGGTCACCATTTACAGATTTATTACAAACTTTGTAATACTGCTGATTATGAGTGTCTTTTACTTCACACCCAAACGTCAACTCCATCAGTGCTGGCCGTGCATCTCGTACAAACGCTTCTGCTTTTAGTTGTTCTTTCATAGTTCACATGTTATCACTTCCATTTGTAATAGCTCTGGGGGTACACAGTTACTAATCATGTAATTGTGTAGGGTACATAGGACGACTAGGGATACTGTTGCTGTCATAGTTATTTAGTGGGTGGGGTTAGGGCTTCTCTTTCAAATTTATCTAGTGAGCCAACTGGTAAACCTAATGAAAGTTCTAAGTATTTTTCGTTCTGTGTTTCAATCCATAAAGCCAAATTATTATGACCCTCTTTTCTGAGGAATTTAGTCAACTTGACCTCTGGTTCAAAAAATCTCCTCTCCCCCTTCCTAACGTCTTCTACTAGGGTGGTGAGTTCTGCTACCAACTTATTTGCGTGAGTCGATTCAAATACTCCTGTTGGTGTTTCAGACCAACACATACTTGCTTCTCCGATAATTTCTCCTATTCTGCTTTCTATCTCTTTTGTCATACTCTTGCTTTTTCAATTAAGTCGCGAATAACCCCTGTACTCTTAATAAGACATTGTACCTGTTTGATAATACTTAATATCTTTTTCCAACATATCAATTTGCTTTACCCACAGTCCTCTTTCAAAAGAATTATTAAAATTGTTTTCGGTAAGTCTTTTTTTAATATCTCGTATACGCACTTCAATATCTCTTATTTTTTCCTTGTTGTGTTCTTCATAGGCTTTCCGGGCTTTCCGGGCTGGTTCTTCGATAGCTTCATAGGCTTTCAATGCTGCGTCTTTTTGTTCTTGTTTTGTCATACCACTAACTAATTAACATCATCACTACATAAATAATAAACGTCACGGCTATCATCGCTACTACTCCGACTAGGGTGCTGTGCCATGATGTGTCTGGCTTTTTCATAGTGAAGATTTCATCTCCGAGGTTTGTGTGTTTCATAGTTATTCAATTGGGCTGTTAAGTGTGTCCTTCATGTCTTCTACTTTCTCGTTCCAGTCTATCTGCGCTTCACTTCTTAGCATAAAGGTACGTGATACTTCTGCTCCGTCTTGCGTGATTGTAATCGTGATGTCCATATTAGTTTTCTCTTTCGTTAGATAGGTTGGATTTATAATCTAGCTCTTGGAAGTTCTGTACCTCGTC